GAGGCTTCAAGCAATGCTGATGAAGATGAGCTTGCAGGATATAGTGAAAAAGTTCAAAAGCGTATAAATAAATTACGTTATGAGCAAAATGAAGAAAGGCGGCAAAGAGAAGCCGCTGAAAGAATGCGCGATGAAGCGGTTCGTGTTACTCAGACTCTTAACAATAAGAATCAAGAATACGAATCAATTATTCAGCGCGGCGAATCTGCTTTAGTAGGACAGATAAAAGCAAAAGCAGAGATGACGCTTGAAAATGCAAAGTCTGTTTATAAGAAAGCGTATGAAGAAGGTGATACTGATACTGTTGTTAATTCTCAAGAGGCTTTGTATAAGGCTCAAGCAGAACTAGCTGAAGCGCAAAAGTATGAAACTAACATTAACAATCATCAAGCTCAGTTAGCCCAACAAGCGCAGTATAATCAACAGTTTAGACAACAAGCTCCTCAACAGCCTGCTCAACAAGCACCACAAGTTGATCCAGAAGCTAAAGAATGGGCTGACAAAAACAAATGGTTTATGGCCCCTGACAGCAAAAGAATGACTGCAACAGCTTATGGGTTGCATGAAGAAGCTATTGTTGACAATGGCATTAAACCAAATACTCACGAATACTTTGAATTTATAGATAAAGGTATGAGAGAGTCTTACCCAACCTTTGATTGGCAGGATACTAGCGATACCAATGGACGTAACGCGCCTGCGACTGCTAATCAACGCTCCACGGTAGTGGCTTCATCCAATAGGAATAATGGAGCAAAACCGCGCAAAGTGCAGTTAACGTCCACCCAAGTTTCTCTCGCTAGGAAATTAGGGATTACCCCAGAACAGTACGCCAGACAACTCGCTAAGGAGAACCTGAAATGACTGAAGAGCGCACACCACGAGAAAGCAACTCACGCAAACAAGATACTCGTCCTGATGATACATGGACACCTGCATCTATTTTACCTGACCCTACACCACAAGACGGTTATGTATTTAGATGGGTTAGGACAAGCACTCTTGGAGAGTCAGATAATACTCACGTTTCTAGAATGTTTAGAGAGGGTTGGGAGCCTTGTAAGGCCGAAGACCACCCTGAGCTTTTATTAACGTCAGATATTAACTCACAATTCAAAGGTAATATCGAAGTTGGCGGATTATTATTATGTAAGGCGAGTAAGGAAAAGATGGAGCAAAGAACCCGTCATTTCCAAAAAGCCGCTGATAATCAGATGGAGTCAGTTGACAACAACTACTTGCGTGAGAATGATCCTAGAATGCCTCTATTAAAACCAGAGCGTAGCACTAGGACAACTTTTGGAAGGAACTAACCCTAATACTGGGGTAAGTTCCTTAAACTAAGATAACTATTGTTAAAGGAGGCCTACAATGGCTACCACTGCTACCCCAACAGGCGCAGAACCAGTTAACACTCTTAGTGCGAGCGGCTCTTATTCAGGAAAAGTTCGGCACATGAAGATTGCTAACGCATATGGAACTGCAATTTTTTATGGTGACTTTGTAAAACCAGTCGCCGCAGGAGGCGTTGAGAAGGACGCAGGAACTGCAACATTAACTCCAATTGGAATTTTTGTTGGTTGTTCTTACACCGACCCAACTTCAAATCAATTAACTTTTAGCCAATACTACCCCGCTAGTACAGCGGCGGATGATATCTCTGCTTATGTTGTTGATGATCCTGATCTTGTATTTAAGATTCAGGCTGATGGAACGCTTGCTCAAACAACTATGTTTTTGAATGCAGGTGTTGTTCAAACCGCAGGAAGTACCGATTTCGGACGCAGTAAAAACGCGCTTGACCAAAGTACAGCCGCAACAACAGCCACACTCCCACTACGAATTGTAGAGTTTGTAGAGGGGCCAACTAGTGCAGTCGGTGATGCGTATACTGATGTTCTTTGCATTTATAATGCAGGCGACCATGCGTACCGCAACTCAACTGGCGTTTAAGGAGATATAAGAAATGGCTATTTCACGCGCACAAATGCTCAAAGAGCTACTTCCGGGCCTTAACGCCCTGTTTGGCATTGAGTATGAAAAATATGATGACGAGCACACTCTTATTTATGATACAGAGAGTTCTGATCGTTCATTTGAAGAAGAAACTAAGTTGAGCGGTTTTGGAGCGGCTCCAGTTAAAAACGAAGGTTCTGCAATCTCTTATGATTCAGCACAAGAGTCTTTCTCTGCTCGCTACAACCACGAAACTATTGCAATGGGTTTTGCTATTACCGAAGAGGCTATGGAAGATAACTTGTATGACTCGTTATCTGCTCGTTACACCAAAGGTCTTGCTCGCGGTATGGCTTACACTAAGCAAGTTAAGTCGGTTAACCCTCTAAACAACGGTTTTACTAACTCTTTTCAGTCTGGTGATGGTGTAAACCTGTTCACTGCTGTTGGAGATGGTGTTACTGGTGGTGGTGGACACCCAACTGTAGGTGGCGGCTTTAACAGCAACCGTCCTGCGACTGCGGCTGACTTGAACGAAACATCTCTGGAGAATGCAATTATTAGTATTGCAGGCTACACTGATGAGCGCGGACTGCTTATTGCGGCTCGTCCTACTCGTTTGATCGTTCCACCTGCCTTGATGTTTACGGCAGATCGTCTTCTAGAGACTACTCAGCGTGTTTCAACTGCTGATAACGACATTAATGCTATCCGTAATATGGGTGCAATTCCAGAAGGTTATGCAGTCAATCACTACCTGACTGACAGCAACGCTTTCTTTATCCTTACGGACATTCCTAACGGAATGAAGCATTTTGAGCGTACTTCTCTTGAAACTAGTATGGATGGAGATTTCGATACTGGTAATGTTCGCTATAAAGCTCGCGAGCGTTACTCATTCGGCGTATCCGATCCACTTGGCATTTATGGTTCTCCGGGATCAAGCTAAGTCTGAAAGGGGGGTGTAAAAACCCCCTTTTTTTATTTTTAACACGTTATTATTAACTATCCCTGACTGCTTAACAGCAGACTAACCCAAGACAGGAGATTGACATGGGTACTACAACTTATACTGGAGCAGTTCGCTCCGAAAATGGTTTTTCAAGCATTTCTAAAAATAGCACTACTGGTGCAGTCACTACCAATTCTACTTACGGCACTAATGCTGTTGTTAGCGGAACTATTACTGGCAGAAAAGCAGTTAACTCTGACTGGAATACTTCTAGCGCATTAGACGCTACCTTAACAGCGGCTCAGTCAGGAACTTTGTTTTTGATTGACGGAACCGCAAACAATGTTATTAATCTGCCTGCTTTATCTACTGACAACGTAGGAGTTCATTATGAGTTCCAGTTGACTGTAGCTGTCGGCGGTAGCACTACAACTACTTTTGTACTTCCCGGTTCTGCTGTATCAGATTTCCAAGCAATGATTTCTTTAGTTGCAGGAACAGCGGCTAACGCAGTAAGTGATGTAGCGGGAGACACTTTGACGCTAGTAAACTCAACTGTTGCAAACGCTAGAGTTTCTATGGTTTGCGCTTCAGATGATGGAACAAACTCTAAATGGGTTACTACTGTTCTATCTACACCAATAGCAACGGTTGCTTAATACGCCGTTTAGTAAGGGGTGGCGTACACCCCTTTTTTTTAGGAGAATGTGATGGCTGATGCAGTTGCAACACAAACAATTTCAGATGGGGCAAAATATGCCACATTTAAGTTCACTAATGTCAGTGATGGCACAGGTGAATCGGCAGTAACTAAAATTGACGTTTCAGGATTAACAAAAGATCCGATGACAGGCCAATCTTGCACAAAAGTTGCTATAGACCATATTTGGTATAGCACTGTAGGAATGAGCGTTAAGGTGCTATTTGATGCTTCTACTGATGTATTAGCATGGCATATACTTGCTGACTATTCTGATGATTTAGACTTTTCTGGTTTTTCTGGCATACCCAATAACGCAGGTAGCGGAGTAACAGGAGACATTCAGTTTACCACTGTAGGCCATAGTAGTGGCGATACTTACAGTATTATCTTAAAAGTGCTAAAGTCTTATGGCTAGAAACTACAAGCTTGAATATAAAAACTTTCACTCAAAGCCTAAAGAAAAAAAACGGCGGGCGCAGAGAAATCAAGCTAGAAAACTGATGGAAAAAAGAGGTCTTGTTTCTAGGGGTGACGGAAAAGACGTTGACCACAGAGATAGAAACACAAGTAACAATAGCCCAAAAAATCTTAGAGTTGCTTCTGTTAAGTCTAATAGGTCTAGAAACTCAAGAAAATTAGCATAAGGTATTTGCAATGGACAATAAAACAAAAAGTATTTTAAAGGCAATTAGCCCTGTATATGCAATGAGTCAAGGGTCAATTCCCGGACTTCTTGGTGCGGGTGTTGATTATTATGGCGCGAAAAAAGATAAAAAGAAAAAAGAAGCTCTAGAGAAGCTTGAGGCCGAAAAATTAGCACAAATTAAAAATACTTCTGGAGATGTGCCTGTAAAAAACCAAGTTGCAAAAACAACAATGTCTCATGGCGGGCGAGTTAGAGGCTCAGGCATAGCTAAAAAAGGCGTTCGTGCTTGTAAGATGCGATAGCTAATTATAGGACTGATCATGGTAAAAAAAACAGCTAAACCAAAAGTAAAGGTCTTAACTAAAAGACAAAAAGACACTTTGCGGAAACACTCTGTTCATCATTCTGCAAAACACATGGCAGAAATGAAGCGTTCTATGAGGTCTGGAGTATCTTTTTCAGAATCGCACAAAAAAGCAATGAAAAAGGTAGGAAAGTAATGGCGGGCGGTAAGCCTGCAAAAGGCAAGGCAAAAGTTAAAGTAACCTCTTCAGGGAAAAAAGTTAGTTACGGTCAAGCAGGAAAAGCTAAGGGTGGCGGCCCAAGAGTTAGAGCAGGAACATCCAAAGGAGATAGCTACTGTGCAAGAAGCCTTGGAATTAAAAAAAGACTTTCCAAGAAAAAACAAAACGATCCCAATACTCCCAACAACTTAAGTCGTAAAAGATGGAAATGCTCTGGGGCTAAGTCAAGAAGGAAATAAACATGGCAACTAGCGGAACATATACTTTTAATTTGGATCTTGGAGATGCTATCGAAGAAGCATTTGAGAGAGCAGGGTTAGAGTTGCGTAGCGGTTATGACTATAGGACTGCTAGGAGAAGCATTAACCTTCTTATGCTTGAATGGCAAAATAGAGGCTTAAACCTTTGGACAGTACAGGAGGGAACTCAAGCTCTTACTAGCGGAGATGGATCGTATACCCTTAATGGAGATGTTCTTGATATTATTGAAGCGTTTGTAAGAACTGATTCTGGGGAAACGACCAGTCAGTTTGACCAGACTTTAACAAGAATATCGGTAAGTCAGTACGCTCATCTATCTAACAAGTTAACAGAAGGGAAGCCTCTTCAGTATTTTTTAGAAAAAGATCCTAGCGCGGTGACTATTAATTTATGGCCTGTTCCTGACAGCCAAGAAACTTACACTCTTGTTTACTATTTTATGCAAAGAGTCGAAGATACTGGATCACCTGCCTCTAACAACATGGATGTGCCTTTAAGGTTTCTTCCTTGCTTAGTTGCAGGACTTGCATATCACCTTAGCGTTAAGTACGTTGAGGCAAATCAAAAAGCTCCTTTGTTAAAATCAGAGTATGAAGAGCAATGGAATCTTGCCGCAGACGCAGACAGAGAGAAAGCCTCATTGTTTGTAACTCCGGGAGGATATAAGTTTTGACGGCATCAAAAGGCAAAAGAGCTTTTGGTTTTTGCGACAGAACCGGGTTTCGTTACAAGCTAACAGATCTTGTTCCTCAAATTGAAAACCAGAGATGGAATGGGCTTTTGGTTGGAAAAGATGTGGTTGATGTTGATCAGCCTCAGCTACAGCTTGGAAAAATTAGTATATCTGACGATCAATCTTTAAGAAACCCTCGACCAGACAGGGCTTTGGATGAAAGTCGGCGTTTATTTGCGTTTAACCCTGTTGGCGGAGGAGTTACCGAGTTAGGTAGCCATACAGTAGGACTAGACATAGAATGTAATGTAGGAGAAGTTAAGGTGGTAATAGGCTAATGGCATTCACGTACACTACGTTAAAAGAAACAATACAAGACTATCTGGAAACAACTGAAGCTACGTTTGTAGATAACTTGCCTAATATTATTACGCAAGCTGAAGAAAGAATAATAAAAGATGTACAACTTCCTGACTTTAGGAAGAATGTAACAGGTTCTTTAACAGCAGATAATCAATACCTGTCTGCGCCTACCGACTACTTAGGCGTTTATTCTTTAGCTGTTGATAACAGCGGGTATGAGTATCTTTTAAACAAAGACGTTAACTTTATCAGAGAAGCTTACCCGTCAAGCTCGGTAACTGGTGTTCCCAAGTATTATGCAGTTTTTAACGAAAGTACTATCATAGTTGCGCCAACGCCAAACGCATCGTTTACCGCTGAGTTGCATTACTTTTATAGACCAGAGTCAATTACTGTGTCTTCTACAGGTACAAGTTGGTTAGGCGATAATGCTGAAAATGCGTTATTATATGGCTGTTTAGTAGAAGCGTACACCTTCCTTAAGGGAGATGCTGATTTATTACAGCTTTACAAGGCTCAGTATGATGAGGCTGTTAATAGACTGAAAACTCTGGGTGAAGGTTACGGAACAACAGACAGCTATAGGTCTGGCGCAGTGCGTCAAGGCAGGAGTTAACAATTGATTGAAATAACATCGGCTGAAACGGGTTTTGTTAATGTTGTAACATCAAGTAACAAAGGCCTTAGTGCTGAACACTGGGCAGAAAGAGCCACAGATAGAATTGTTTCTGTTGGTGGTAATTGCCACCCTGCAATTAAAGATCAAGCAGAAGCTTTTAAAGATCAAGTAACTAAAGTTGTAATGTTCTACATGGAACAAGCAATAAAAAGCGATAGAACAACTTTAATTGCTTTGCTTGAAAAAAACCAACAGAAAGACGTAGCAGAAATTATTAGGAGACTGTAATGGCAATATCACAGGCAATGTGTACTTCATTTAAGAAAGAATTAATGGAAGGAACGCATAACTTTTTAGCATCAGGCGGCAATTCGTTTAAACTAGCTTTATACACTAGCTCGGCTAGCTTAGGTGCTACAACAACAGCTTACTCTAGCACGAATGAGGCAAGCGGCACAAACTACACCGCAGGCGGTGCGGCATTAACAAATGTTAACCCAACAACGTCAGGAACCACTGCGTTTACTGATTTTGCTGATTTGACTTTCAGCAATGCAACGGTTACTGCAAATGGATGCCTTATATATAACGATACAAACAGCGATAAAGCAGTTTGTGTGTTGGCTTTTGGTGGAGATAAAACATCAACAGCAGGAGACTTTACAATACAATTCCCAACAGCAGACGCATCTAACGCAATCATCAGAATAGCCTAGTAACTCATGGCTATTGTAAATGGTTTTGGTAGGGGTGGATGGGGAGAACTCGCATGGGGCGAGGGCTTGCCTGTTGCCGTTACTGGCGTTGCAGGAACCTCCGCTCTTGGCAGTGAAAGTGTAGTAGCAGAAGCTAATGTTGCTGTTGTTAACAATGTAGGTACAACATCTACAGGAACAGTAGCAGTTAACGCTTTTGCAGTAGTTGGCGTTTCTGCTGTTGCATCAACAATTGGTCTTGGTGATGAGACATTAATCACCAATAATAACCTATCGGTCTCTGGGTTAGCAGGAACGTCTGCTCTTGGCAGTGAAACATTAATTACTAATAACAATATTTCTGTTTCTGGACTAGCAGGAACATCTGCACTTGGCGATGAAACTGTGCAGGCTGATGCTAATATATCTGCTTCTGGTATTGTTGGGACTTCTGCTCTTGGTGATGAAACCGTAGAGGCAAAAGCTAATGTTTCTGTTTCTGGTTTTGGTGCAACAATATCTCAAGGAAGTGTTGTTACTGAATCTAAGGCAATAATATACCCTGTAGGCGTTGAGGGAGAAGGATTAACAAAATCAGTTCAAGTTTGGAGTTTAATAAACACATCTCAAACTCCAGACTGGCAAGCAATTAGCAACAGTCAGAATCCAAACTGGCAAGCAATTACTAATATTCAGACCCCTAATTGGGAAGAGGTAGCTTAAATGGCAACATACGTTAATGATCTAAGACTAAAAGAAATTGCTACAGGTGATTCTGCGGGTACTTGGGGAACGGAAACTAATGTCAATTTAGAACTTATTGGCGAAGCTATGGGGCATGGCGCTGAAGCTATTGCCAATGCATCAACTCACACCATAACAATGGCAGATGGCGTTTCTGATGAGTTTAGAAGCACATTTTTGCGGTTAACGGGTGGCGGTCAGGCTTGTACTGTTACTTTAGCCCCTAATACGCTGTCTCACACTTGGGTAATGCGTAATGAAACATCTTACACGTTAACGCTAACGCAGGGTTCTGGAGCAAGTGTTAATATTTCTTCTGGTCAAACCAAAATTGTATCAACAAATGGCGGCGGATCAGGCGCAATTGTTTATGAAATGGATGATCTTCAGCTTGCAGGTAACTTAGTTGTTGGTGGCACTCTAGGTGTCACAGGCGTATTAACAGGTACAAGCCTCGACATTTCAGGCGATATAGATATTGATGGCACAGCTAACCTTGACATTGTAGACGTAGACGGTGCTGTAAACTTTGCGGCAGATGTAACTTTTGCAGATGGCGCAGATATCATCACGGCTTCAGCAGGAACAAGCAACTTCCGCGCAGGTGTCAACGCAGGTAACAG